GTGAAATAAAGAGCTTTATTAGAGACGCTCTTACATTTTACTTAACTGGTGGTATACTTTTCAAGTATTTTAGTGGAATACTTTTCAAGTATATTATACACATAACGATATTTTGGGGCGACGGAACTAAAACCGAAGACGTTTACGGCGAAAATGTTACAGTAAAAAAAGACTATTCTACGGAAGGTATTTACTACACTATTGTAGCGGGAGTAATTGAAGATATTACGGATTTCGGAACAAATGGAATAGTCGTTTGGAATAAACTTTAATTAATGCCAATCACGAATATAATTCTTCTACTTGGAAATGAATATCTTTTAATGAATCAAAGCATTCTTTAGAATTTTCGGCTTTGGTATCTATAAACAAACGAATGTTTTCTATACCTTGTAACATATTAACAGTTAATTCGTCTTTTGCGGATTCTGTAAAAACTTCTTTTATTGTTATTTTATATCTATCAAAGCTATCTTTACATATCAGGTACAACAATTCGTTGTGCCTGTTTTTTAATTTGATAATCATTTTTTCAGCCCCACCAACAATAAGCCAATGGGCGGAAGGATATTCCTTTTCTTGCTCAACAAACCACGATAAGTGTTCTTCAATATTATTTTTGCAATTTGAGACTATTTCCGGCGTTTGCCGTCTTTCCATATTTTCGTTTTCAAACTTTATGTATTTTAGCCTATTTTCTGCTATAGGAATAGCCGTATTTGCTTCTTTGTTTATTTTCCTTTGCATTCCTATTGCTTCGGTAGCTTTCTTTATATCTTCTAACTTTTTGCGCGATTTTTCTATATCCATAGTAAATTAATAATGTAGGATTGAGTATTTTATGTTATATACTTTTATGAAATAGCTTGTTATTTTTGTGCAAAGTTAATGCTTCGCTTGCACATTGCAAATAAATGAATTACTTTTGCCGTACTCTACATTTTAAGTCGGCGGAATAACCCGCCAATTCATTTGCGGGCTTTTTTATGTCCGTAAATTAGATATGCGGCTTCGTACCCCCGTGTAAGTGCTTAATGGCCTTACTGCCGACTTAGGTGTAGAGTAACGGGAAAGGCGGAGCCGTTTTTTCTTTGCCTATAATCCATTAAATACTCACAACAATGGAAACAAACAACAATCCGAACGCTACGGGCGTTCAACTTTCCGAACTATTCCAACCGGAATTTTTTGAATTTACCAAGCAACTAAAAGCTATTAACAAGTGGTTTTATGATTATCGCAAAACGGTTAATCAAGCGGACGACCATATAGTAGAACGCTTGATAGAGATTGATAACAATCTTAGCGACGTGGTAAACAACATTGCTGATTTGGTAGCTATCGAATTCAAGGAAAACGTTTACTACAAGGATTAATTTTCATATAAAAAGTTACCACTTTTTTACTAACATGTTCGTATTATTATAATGCGAACATGTTATTTTTGTGTATTTATAAAAACTTGTTATAATGAAATTTAAAGATTTCACAGGGCAGAAATTTAACCTTCTTACAGTTTTAGAAAAAACGGATAAGAGAGTAGGCGGAAGTGTTGTATGGCTTTGTTGTTGTGATTGCGGAAATACAACCGAAGTAAGTAGCGGAAACCTACGAAGCGGACACACAAAGTCCTGCGGTTGCCATAAAAGTAAAGTTTCTTCAAATAATATCAAAGAAACATTTACGAAGCACGGACACGGAAAAGCTAATAACATTTCAAAAACATATAGTTCTTGGTTACACATGTCAGACCGTTGTAACAACTCTAATAATGATTCATACCATAATTACGGCGGTCGTGGTATTAAAATTTGTGAGCGTTGGGCGGATTTTGAAAACTTTTTAGAGGATATGGGCGAACGCCCCGAAGGTACAACTATAGACAGAATAGACGTAAACGGAAACTATGAGCCTTCTAATTGCCGTTGGGCCACAATAAAAGAACAACGCAATAATAAAAGAGGAAACCAAAAATATAATTACAACGGCGAAACTCTAACCATTAGCCAATTATCCGAAAAATACAGAATAGAAAGGGCTAAATTAGCTTACAGATTAAAAAGCGGTTGGCCGATAGAAAAAGCACTTAATACGAAATAATATGACTTCAAATTTAGTAGTAAAGCACCCGGACGGAAGTACGACCTTGTTAAATTCAGGTTCGCGTACTTTGAGTATTACCAAGGCGGAACAATCCGTAGGGTTGCTTGCCGAAGATACGGTAGCAATTACAATAAAAAGCGCGTCCCCTTTAGAATTTGCTTTAGGGGATACGATAGAGGTTTACGGCAAAACATACCCCCTTAACCAGCTACCAACAATAAAGAAAACCGGAACCCGCAAGGTTGAATATACCCTAACCTTTGAAGGGGTGCAATACGAATTAATAGACGCACAATTTTTACTACCGGACAACACGATAGGCGACAGTTTTACGGGTAATTTAGCCGACTTCCTACAAATATTACGAAATAACGCCTTACGTGTATTTCCTAATAAGTGGACTATTGGGGAATACCCGACAGAAACCGAGTATAAAACCCTAACCTTTACCGGTAAAAATTGCTTGGAAGTATTACAAGACCTTTGTGGCGAATATAACCAAGAATTTGAGATAACGCAAAACAACGGCATTAGAGCGATTAATATACGCAAAGCGGGCGTAGCTTTTCCCTATACATTCAGGTACGGAAAAACGGACGGTTTGTATGAATTAACGCGCCAAAATATAAATTCTAAAAATGTTGTTACCCGATTGTACGTTTACGGCGGAAGCAATAATTTAGGTAGTTCGTACCGACATAGTAAACTTTGCCTTCCCGGAAGTAGCGGTAAAAATGATTCGTATATAGAAAACGCCGCCGCTATTGCAGCTTTCGGATTAAAGGAAAATAGAAAAGAATTTGATAAAATTTTCCCCAATCGATACGGTAGAGTAACCGCTTTAGGTAACAAGTATTATACTTTTATAGATAATACTATGAACTTCGACCTAAACGAAAAAGAAGCCGACGGAATTACTACAAAATGGTTAATAGCAGGGGTAAAAGCCAAAGTGAAATTTACAACAGGGGGGCTTGCCGGATATGAATTTGAAGTACACAAATATACCCATTCGACAAAGGAAATACAGTTAGTACCGTTTACGGACGAAAACGGTATGAAGTTTCCGAGCGAAACAAGCGCAGCCTTCCAATTTTCGCCGGAAGATAAGTATTTCTTTACCGATATAAACCTACCCGACCAATACAAGACAGAAGCCGAAGGGGATTTACAGGAAGAAGGGGAAAGCTACTATTTGCAGAATTGCCAACCCCAAGTACAATACGGGTTAAATATCGACCAAAATTTTATTAAGCAGTTTGCGGGGAACCTTACTGTAGTAAACCTTTTCGCCGTTGGGGATTATATACCGGTAGAGGACAAAGATATAGGGGTAGAAAAGTCTATTAGAATTACAGGCTTTAAGCGGGATTTATTACAGCCTTATAAGTATTCCTTAACCTTGGGGGATAGCGTTACTAAAAGCGCATACACAAGGATAATAAGCGACTTAAAAGAGATAGACGAAATTATTACGATAAATAACCTTGCTGACCCTTCCAAAGCGCGCCGTAATTGGCGGGCAAGCCAAGAAGTGTTAGCTATGGTATTCGACCCGGAAGGGGACTATTATAGCGACAAAATAAAGCCGCTAAGCATTGAAACAACAATGTTACAAGTTGGGGCAAAGTCTATGCAATTTGTTCTACGAAATGTTGTTTTTGAACCCAATTACGAAGGAAACCCCAATTTCATACGAATATCCGGCGGGCATCTTATACACTATACAATAGAAGAAACTATAAGGACTTGGGAAATAGCGCAAGTTTCGTATAGTAACCTTGTAAGTAATACAGCCTATTATATATACGCTCGATGTTCCAAAACTACCGGGGCCGGAAGTATTATTTTGGATACAACCCAACGAAAAGTAGATAATGAAGCAACTTACTACACTTTCCTTATAGGAGTTCTTAACAGCGCAGAAACCGACACGACGACCCAAAAGTCGGCTCGCATTATTTCTCTTACTTACGGAAGTACAACCATTAATGGCAAATTCATTCGTACAGGACGAATAAACAGTACAGACGGTAATAACTATTTAGATTTAGATGATAATCAGTTTAGAGTAGGTAATACTTCTTCCTCTTTAGAATGGAATAAAAATAACGACGGAAAATTAAGGCTTATAGGTACTTTGGTACAAAGTAAATCCGGCGCGGAAGCGGCGTTAGGGGTTTGGCGTGGCGTTTACAGCCCTACGATTACTTATTATACAGGGGACTAAGCTATACAGTCAACGGCATTACGTCTTCTTATAGAAGGGTTGGAACGGCTAATACACTTAATACACCGCCAACTAATACTACTTATTGGAATGTCATAGCACAAGGTTCAAGTGGTACAAATGGTATAAATGGGAATTGGGTTAGTTATGCTTTCAGACAGTCAACTACCCAGCCAACAACCCCAACAGGAACGGCTCCGGTTCCGTCCGGTTGGAGCGACGCACCTACGAGTACAGGCAAATATTGGATGAGTAAGGCGACTATTTCCGGCTCTACGGGGCTTGCCGTTTCTTCATGGAGTACACCAATACAAGTTACCGGCGAAGACGGGAATACAGGAAATTATATTGATTTTAAATACAGAGTAAATACAAGCCCAACAACCGCCCCTGCTTTGTCTTCTTCTTCCCGGAACCCTTCGGGTTGGAGCGATACGCCGCCAACATTATCTACCGGGCAATTCCTTTGGATGATACAAGCCGAAATTAACGCAAGTAATGTATTGGTTGGAATATGGAGTACTCCGGTTCGGATAAGTGGAGAGAAAGGCAATACGGGAGATAAGGGCGACACAGGGGATAACGGTTTAGTTGGCCCCGGCATTGTATATCGGGGCGAATGGGCGGCAAATACAGCATACTATAACAATACACAAAGGCGCGATGTTGTTGTACGTAACCCAACGACGACCAATAAACCTATTATATATACAAAGGAACCAACGGGGCTTTAAGCACTTCGTTTGATACTTCTAAGTGGGAATACATTCGGGGCGCAATTTGATAGCGTTGCTACGGATTTACTACTTGCTATTGGGGCTAATATTGCGGGTTGGGTATTTGTAAACAATAGATTAGAAAGCCAAGACGGGGGGATTTATTTAGACGGCGTAACCGGAAAAATTTCCGCCGCTAATGGGAAGATTCTACTAAATAAAGACGGTAGCGGAAATTTAGCAAATGGTAATATTACTTGGGACAGCGCAGGTAACATTGTTTTTCGCGGTTTAATGGCTTCTAAGTTTTATTCATTAACAAGGGATAATATACTTGACCGTAACACATATTATTATTCGTTCGACTTATGGGCAGGATTAAGACGCTCTAATCATTATTATGCTAATGTAACAGAAAATAATAATATATTATACTTGATAGGGGGGGATATTGATTACGAAGGGGTAGAAGTTAAGATTTATGTACACAAAAATTCAGCGTATAATCTTCACGTACCAACTCAAATGCTTATTAATAAGACAGGAGCAAATATAGACGTATTACCTGGCGAAATGATTAGTTTAACGTATGTACGAACCAATAATACACAAGGTTGGTATTTTACAAAAGTCTAACTAAGTTATTCTTTTTTTATTAACAAGCGTATTATAGTAATACGTTAATATTTAATTTTGAAAACAAAAAGTTATGAGTACAACGAGAGGGGGCGACGTAGTAAGCCCGCAAATTTCAAACATTGGGTCAATAGACCTACGTAACGGGAACTTCAAAAGCGAAGGAACCCCGGTTAATATCAAAAACGACGGCGGCACGGCGGTAGTTTTAGAAGTAAACCTTTGGAGCATGGAGCCGGGCGAGTTCGTAAACACACGCTTTGAAACGGGCTGGAACCCCGAAATAGTTAGAGAGATTAGGCAAACGAGTATTAACGCTACCCTTCTTTGGGGTTATTAAAAAGTATATTATCATGGGTTTAATAATTGGAGTTGGGAACACAAAACCGACATTTCCGTATGATTACTACTACGGTATAGAATGGGATTCTAATATAGCTAATCCGGCTTGCACACGAATAGGAAGGCCGGAACTTCATGTTTCTTTGCCTATTCAAAGCGGTATGCGCCGTTGTATATTGAGAGATAACGGAACGGTAAACTATTACCTTCATGCTACCGACAGCACAAAACGAGATAACGGCGCGGCGGCCAAGTAATGGTAGAAATACCGGCACACTACCGGAAATTCGAGGTAGAAGGTACTAAATTCCGTTGCTTCATTTCTCAACACGCTTTACCGGGTTTCCATTTTGTACCGCTTTGCTACCGTTCAGCATACGAAGCGGCAATAGACCGAACAAATACCAGCGCGCCGGTATTGGCTTCCGTAGTAAATGCTTCGGCAGCTTTTCGCGGGGGCAACAATAATACGGCTTATGATGGAACCTACCGTACATTCTTAGGCCGTCCGGCAAGTTCTACCAGCCTTACCAACTTCCG